ACCTCGAAGAAGTGGTACGAACGAAACAAGCAAAGCCGAAAACTCGCTCGATTGAATCGGCTGCCGGCCGAAGCGCCCAATCCCGGACTTTAGTGAGCGCTTGGTTCGGGACCAAGAGGTCGCTGGTTCAAATCCAGTCAGCCCGACTGCTACCCCGATCGCGACGGGGATGGCACTTCTGTGCCGTGACGCTAAAATGTCTCTGCACGGAGGGGTCGGCTTCTCTGCCTCCTAACGGAGAAGACGGACCATCAACGCCGCCATCGTGATTTGCTACACGATGGCGGCGTCATCTTTTTTGGGATTCGTCCATGCCCCGACACGAACACCGCGCAAAGGGAATGTTCGGCTCGGCCTTCGGTGGCTCCGCAGGATGCGTTTTTGGGACAGTGTTTGCTCTCGCGGCCTTGGCAGTCGTCAGCGTCCTTCTTTGCACAGGAATACTTGGCGGTGGTTGCTTCGCGGCGAAGAAGGCAATCGATCACATCGACGATCAAATCGAGACTGAGAAGAAAGAAAAGAGCCGCAAAGCGGAGGAGACCGCAGTCGGTGCAGGCTATTGGAATGTCATTGGAGACATTCGCGTTGGGGTCACAGGCGGCAAGGTAGCCAAGCCTATTGTGGTGAATCAGCGCGGCGAGGAATCGGAATGGAGCGAGGAACTTTTGCAAATCGGCCTCAGAATCCAGAACGCTTCGAAGACCAAAAAGATCGACTATAGCTCGCCGAGTTCGGCTCTTTTCGGTGAAAGGAACGTGAAACTCGTGGATGAGCATGGAAACGTTTACCACTACCACGCTTTCGAAGATTCGATTCGACTTAAGCACGGCGCCCGCCCGAAAGCGCTTTACCCCGGCGACGAGATTTCCGACCGTCTCTGCTTTGACATTCCCGTGAGTGCTGCGAAAACTCTGCGCCTGTCGATCCGCTCTTCTCAGAATCCGCGAGAGTGGCACGAATTCCGATTGCCGAACCCCTTGGACAAGAATCCAGCCCCTAAAGGAACGGCGACGGAACTTCAGGACTGAAGCTACACCGCTGGGGCAGATAATCTCATGCTGTCGGCATGTACCGCAGCATCCTCGCCTCACTCGTCCCGTCCCTCGCCATTCTGGTGGCGCCCGCCGATCCGCCCAAAGCGGCCGAGCCGAAGCCGGTCGAAATCGAGGTAATCGGGATCGACGACAGCAAGCTCAAGGCGAAGCTGCTCGACGTCCACGTTGAATTGAACACGAAGTACGGGCGGCTCGTGATCCCGGCTGCGGAAATCCAAAAGATCGAGTTCGCGACGCGGATTCCAGACGACGTGGCCAAGCGAGTCGAGCGACTCGTCGCCGGCCTGGGCGATCCCGTCTTCGAGACCCGCGAAAAGGCCGAGGCGGACTTGCGCCAGCTTCGCGAGCGAGCCTACCCCGCACTCGTCAAAGCAACCAAGAATCCGGACGCGGAGATCAGCCGCCGAGCCCTCGCCAGCGTCCACTGGATCGAGAATCACGCACCGGGCTACACCTGGAACCGCGGCGTCAAGGATGAAGTGTGGATCGAGGACGGCCGGATCAAGGGCACGATCGCCGCGGCGTCGATTCGCGTTCGCACTTCCATGTTCGGCGACCAGACGATTCGACTCACCGAGGTTCGGACCCTGATCCGCCCAACATCTACTCCACCTTGATCGATCACTCGCTTCCGCCAAATGCCAGAAGGTGCACAACCACTTCCGCCGCGTCTTTTGGAAGTGTCAAACCCGTCGCATGATCGTTGTCGCTGAAAATGGCGCCGCCCTGGCCCAACGTGAGTGAAGAAACGTTCCGCCGCGGCGGGTTCTTTTCGTCGCCAAGCGATAGTACGATTCGGCTCTGAATTGAGCCGCCGCCCGTCCAACTAAAGTGATGTTTCAGCTCGTATTCGCGACCGGCGAACTTGAAATAAATGAGGTGAGGAGACTCCGGCGTTCCTCCGGCTGTGATTTGCAGAGTAGGGATGGCTTCCTTAAGTTCGTTGACGGCGGCCACAACGCTGCAATGCAGTTGCCGATCGGAAGAGTACCTCTTTCCCAATTCCACGATGCGTTCTCGGGCCGTCATTGAAAGGCTCCTTCTCCGTTTTGGTGGCGGGCCGAGCCAGCGAACAAGGGAAGGAAACCGAACCCCTTGTCCGCTGGCTCGGCTTTCGTCGGGTAGCTACTCCCGCCGGCCATGTCGAGATTATAGCCCATCCTGATAGACGTGAGTTCGAAGATAAAGGGCCGTCTTGGCCTCGATCACGAACAATTCAATCACGGCGCCGGCGTGGACCACTCGTCGGCCTTTGTATCGTGCAAGCCCGAGCCGAGCGAGACTTCGGGCCGTCGCAACGCTCCCGCTTTCGGATTGAATCTCGACACCGCGGAGCCCCGCCAGAAAAAGATCGCGGAGAAGCTCCATCTCACTGGAATTCAGAGACTCGATCGTTTCGCGTCGGCGCTCGCGTTCTTCCCTCCGGTCGCGAAGGCCGAGAAGTCCCCGCCAACAAGGAGGCAGCGAAAGAACGAAGAGGCCGGCACAGGCGAACAGGAACACGATCCACAGCCAAAAGTCATTGAGGCCAACCCAGTCTTGAAGCTTTTGCGGCATCCACGGCGTCGCAAACAGAAGCGCACCGACGACCAGGGCGATGACGAGAACCGGCTTCCAGCCTTGTGCAAGAATCCTGAGGCCGGCGGCAACGAACCATTCGGTCATGGGAAGCATCCCGAACTGAAAATCGCGTGCGGATGATTCCCTGAACTCGCCCCTCGGACAAGATCGTTTGTGAAATTTCGCAGTTTCCCGCCCAAGCCGGCCTTCAGCTCACGGTTTTCTTGGCTAAAATCTTGCTGGTTAACCGGGGTCCGGCCGGCCCTTCCAGCTCAAAGACATTTTGAAGCCTGAAAACGCTCCTCTTTCGGAGGTTCCGAAGATGCACTTACGTCGAAAAATGGTTCTCGAACGCGAGAAGGAAATCCGCAAGATGCGCGCGGCTGGAATGAAGTGCCAGGAGATCGCGGACAAGCTCGGCGTGTGCAAGCAGCGCGTTTATAACTTCTTCCAGCAGTGCAAGCGGCGCGAAGCGAACGACGGCGTGTTCAAGGGCATGGCCGAGCAAAAGGAACTTCGCCGCAAGAAGGTTTGGATCGATCCAGGATGGGAAAAACCGTTCGCCGAGGTGTACCGCGACATTGAAGAGGTCCTGTCGCGATCGACGTTCTACTCCCGCTGCTACGAAAAGGCTCCCTGCGGGTTATTCATCTTCGCGACAATCAAAATGGGTACGCGATGGCTGAGGAGCGGCGACACAGACGCGGCGCTAGCGCTTCTCCGCCGGACCGTCGCTCGCGCGGCACTCGTTCTCGTAAGTCACCGAAGGACCTACGCGGAAAACCGCGACGTGATCGGGCATCAGTGGATGTTCAGTTTCACGAAATACTAGATGGTTAATACTTTTTTATGACGACAAATCGGCGACCCCTCTTGCCGATCATCGTGCAAAAAATAATCACCAGCACGTGCCGGTATCGGTAGCGGTAAAGGCTGGGTATTTCTTAAGAAAGCACCCAGCCAGTACCGATACCGCTACCCGTTACTTGTATTATCAATTAGTGTTCGCCCGAACAGCTAGCCGGGCCATTTGGTTCATGTTAGACTCTCCCTCGCCTACAGTGGGCGGTTAGCAAAGTTTTTTTGGTCTTAGGAGCCATTCCTCCTTCTTCCGAGTCCTTCGGATATAGGAATGGTCACCGGGCAAACCGGTGGGGCCAAGAGACGCCGAATCCACTCGCGGGCATACAAGAGTCCACGAATGTCTCCCATTGCTTGGGTAGACGGTGCGCCATCGTCACATGGCGAACCGGAGATTCCTTTTTTCAGTGCGCCTTCGCACAAGTGCTTTGTTCGAGCGATCGGCGGTTTCCGCAAAGCACTGACTCACTTCTGCGGCAAGACGTTGCCATGTCTCGGCAGCGACTGCGCGAACTGTCGCAACGGCGTGCAGGCGAAAGTCAGTGTCTTCCTCGGGGCGCTGCTTTATAGCGGCGTCGACAACAACCAGAAGGCGATCTGGGACCAGGTCATCTGGCACTTCCCGGATCGCGTCCTTCACAGGCTCGGGGATGTCCCGTATCGAGGATTTCTATTCTCGACCTGGCTGTCCGGTGCTTCTCCCAATCGTCGAATCATGATCGAGAGAACCCCCAAGCCAGCGATCGAACTGGACCACGCCCCACTCGACATCGAACATTTGCTTCACATGAAGTGGCGGATTCCCAAAGCGGAATCTCAGCCGATTCACGTCTATGACGGCGGCGATCTCCCCGAAGTGCAAGGAGGTGCCGCGTGAGCCTCTCCACCCTTCAAGCGCGCCTCAAGGAACGATTGCTTCAGTCGCTTCACAAGGCGGACTCCATCGATCGCGTCAATCAGTTGGCCGGCGCGATCCGCCACTTCCGCGAGAACGAGAAGCTGACCTTCTCGCAATACCAGGAACTGATCGGCGCCTCCGAGGTTGCGAAGCTCCGGATCGCTCCAGGAAGCTCCGCCGCGGCGAAAGGCGGTGCCGCATGAACATGCTCATGGCGAGGTCGTTGTCACTTCGCCGACTTCATTGGATCGATGTCGCGGCGAACCAACTCGACCATGTAATCCACGATGGTCATCCCCTTCGCGGCCGCCTTTGCCTTCATCTGCCGATGAAGGCTTTCGGGGAGTATGAAGCGAACGTGAGTCTGCGCTTCGACGGTTGTCATGTTTTCGTCCCGTGGAGTTTGAAGTATAGTGATAGTGGCCCTGGTGGGATTCGAACCCACAACCTGCAGCTTCGCGAGAGCGCTGCTGATCCATTCAGCTTCAGGGCCTCGACGACCTCGGCGTTCACAGCGTCGGGGTCGTTTCACGCGCCTGTCGCTTCCAACCTGGAACGCAATTGCGTTCCGGACAATTCGTGCCATCTCGCATCTGGAATGTTCATTTCAGGGGGTAGCGCGGCGAAAGGGGGTGCATGATGCACTCTCGCACTTACCGCGGCACGCGGATTCACGGATCGCCGCTCATCTATGTCGAGCTAAACGGGTCGCAGGGCCAAGTTCTCTCGGTCCACCAGTTGACACCGGAGTCCTCGCTCAAAGTGTGGGCGCATTCACCGACCGGATTCGAGTGGGGCTACTGTGGCTCGGGTCCAGCGCAGCTGGCGCTTGCGATCGTGCTTGACGCGACGGGCTCTCCGAAGTTGGCCGAGCGCATCTATCAGCAGTTCAAGTTCGACCACGTCGCCAAGTGGGGAAATGTTTGGGAGATTTCCTCCGACGAGATCATGACCTGGTTGGCGACTTCGAGCGCTCTCCAGTTGAACCCGCCGTCTGTGGACGATGAGGACGCCGATAGCTGCGTCCAGCTTGAATCGGGCTGGGGTCAGCCGGTTCAGGAAGGCGGTCCTTCATGAAGCGCACGCCTTCCTTAAACGAGTTCGCGCGGTTGGTGTTCGACTTGCGAATGAAGCAGAAGAAACTGGCAAAGCTTGGCCAAGCGCGGCCGGATCGCCATCTTCTTGCAGAACTCCGCGACCTCGAACGCCGCGTCGACGCGGCGGTCGCGGTGATTCACATGCCTTCCCTTCCTCTGATGGAAGGAGGCGAACAGTGAAGGGCCACATCGAATTCATCCGCGATCTCAACCGGCGGATTCAATTGCTCGAGCACGTTCTCCGGCTGACTCGGGACCGCAAGGATCGCCGCAAGATCAAGCTGCAGATTCGCGAGCTTCGCCGCCAATGCTACACGGCCGACGGCGACCGGGTCTCGGTGTTGAAAGCGGGTGCGCTGTGAGCACCATCTACATGCCGATGCCGGCGAGGCCGCTGCCCATCTGCCCTCCCGCCGATCCCGCGCTCTGGCACAAGCTCACCGCCGTGGTGGACCTGTTCCGCCGCATCGTCGGACCGTCCTGCACGCCGATTGATGGCTCGATCATCGGCGAGTGCGTCTCGTGCGATTGCAAAATCTGGATCGGTCCCAACCAGCAAATGCTCATGCCGGCGCCGGCGCTCTGCCTGGTGTGCGGCATCACGCCCGCGGTCGAGGGGTCGCCTTTCACCGACTTCCGCGGCCGCGGCACGATCTGGTTCGACCAGACCTTCCTGGAAGGAGGCAATCCATGAACCCGATCCCTCCGATCATCGCGTGCGTTCCCGACGACGCCGAGGTCCGCCGCCGGATCGAGCAGGTCATGGGCGACGGCCACATTTGCGAGCCCCACCCCGACTCGGGGCCGGCCGAGTGCACTCAATGCGGCTGCAAGGTTTGGGTGAATCCGACCCAGCAGATCGCGAGACTGCACGTCCCGGAAGCGTCCATCCACTGCCTACCGTGCGCGTTGCCCGAGGTCGTGTTCGGCGCCCCGATCTTGGCGCTGTCACGAAAGGAGGCAGCATGAAAACGAAACCCAAGCCGGCCAAGGCCAAACCGCGGAGTGATCTCCCTCAACTTGTCTCGTACGACAAGCTGGTCCGGCTCCCCGAACTGCAGATGCGGGCGGCGCGGAACGACGAGCACGTCCGCGACATGGTCGAGGCCCTGCATTCCGGCAGGAAGCTGCCGCCGATCAAGCTGTATCGCCTCCCAGATGGCCGGCTCGTCGTCGTGGACGGGTTCCACCGCCTCGACGCCTACGATGTGGTCCAGGCCGGAATGATCCCCTGCGTGATCGAGCGGGGCACATACTTCGAGGCCCTCACCGCCGCGGCCGCGGCGAACCAGGAGCACCTCGGGCTGAAACGCACGAACGAGGACAAGCGGCGCGCCGTTGAGTGTTTTCTCCGCGGCCTGGCCGTGGCCGGACAGAACTGGTCGGACCGTCAAATCGCCTTGCATGTAGGGGTTACGCACCCGTTTGTCCACACGATTCGGAAGCACGTCGAAGAACATTCAAACGATGGTCAACTGGTAACCGTTTCCAGTCGAGTGGGCGCTGATGGGCGCGTGCGGAGCCTTCCCTCGAAGCATATTTCGCTGGCGAAAACTACGCTCCCCGCGGCGATCCGCGACATCGCCCCGCCCTGCGATCCCAGCTTCCGGAAGAAGATGGCCAGCGCCGGGGTGGCGACCACGGTCGAGGCCTACTCTCGGCTCCGAAGCGGCGATAACTGCGGCCTTGCGCCGAACGAAGCCGACACCGTTCGCGACGGCATTTTCCTTCTGGCGCTCAAAACGGCCTGCGCGGCCGTGTCCCCGCAATTCTCACGCGTGCAGCCGGAATGCGATTCGTCTCTGATTGCCATGTGCAAATGGGTGGCGACCTTGGCCGACGAGAAGGCGGTCGAGCAGACCATCATCAAGATGCGAATCCTTCGGGGCGAGGGCCCTCGCCCGATGCCCTCCAATCTCGTGGACGCCATCGACCCCAAGAACGGCCGCGAGGCGCTGGAGATCATGGCCGCCCTGGCCGCCTGCACGGAACTGCTCCGCGGCGCCCGGAGAATAAGCTTCTTCGAAGCGATCGAAGGGGGACACTCAAACGATGGTCAACTGGTAACCGTTTCCACCTCGGCGGAGCCGCCGGCGGAAAGTCCCACGATCGACAAGACGCCGCCGACGCTGAAGAACGGTCCGGTCGATCCTCTGGCACAGAAGCATTCCGGCTGGCCGTCGGACGAAGTGGTCGTCGCCGCGGTGCTGAAGCATCGCCTGAAGAAGATCGAGGCCTATCTCGGCCGGGAGAAAGCCGACTTCGAAATCGATTCGAAGGAAGAGGCCTGGATGATTGCGCGGTTCACCTGCCAACTGGCCTCGGTGAAAGGGTTCTCCGTGCCGGTCGCCGGCAAGCTCGGACTCCAGGGGATTCGGACCGTCCGCGACCTGCTGGAGAAGAAGGACGAGGATGAGGACATCATCACGGGGGCGAAGTTGACGCTCGAAGCGTGCGGGTGCGACGGCCATCAGGTCCGCTCTTGCCTCGACGCACTTGAGACGCTGTTCCGACTGCCTTCGTCGTCGAAAGCGAGGGCGGCATGAACAAGGAATGCCTCCACTGCAACCGAACAACGGTAGCTATCCACGCCCGCGGGCTTTGCTCGCTCTGCTACCTGCATCATCGAGATGGATACCCGGCGTCGCGAAAGCTCCGGCCGTTCACCGCGGCCGATCGGGAATTCATTCGCTCCAACTGGGATCGGCTCAATGCGAAGGCAATCGCCGCTCGGTTGAATCGCGACGTGAAGGACATTTACAGCGCGGCGGCGCGGTTCGAAATCTCCCGGCCTCGGTTCACGCTCAAAACCAATCCGCGAATTCGCAGCCGCATGATTCGCCTGCACGGCAAAGGCCTCTCCGACCGCGAGATCGGTAAGCGGATGGGATTCGGCCACAACACGATTTCCCGCTGGCTGCGCCGTGCCGGGTTGCGTTCGAACTGCCGGACGAGGAACACCGAATCGTTCTGCGAGCGGACCCGCGACAAAATTCGCCAGGCGGTGCTCAACCGGATTCGCGAGGTAGGGCTTGAGACGGCCGTCCCATTCATGCGCAAGTTCGCTGAGGGCCGAGCCACGGCGATCCGCATGGGCTGGCCCCAGGCCCAAACGCTTCTCGAAGCGCGCGTTCTCAGTTGCCTTCAATCCGACGCGCGAACCGTCGATGACATTTGCGCGGCGCTCGCGGTACGCCGCAACTGGACGGGCACCGTAGTCCGCGATCTGCGCCGCCGCGGCGTGCTCACCCGCGTCGGCCGCCGCGGTCGCGACATGGTTTATGCACTCGCTTCGAACGTGAATCGCGCGAAGACGATTGAATCAAGGACGTGCCCGATGGAACGGGGCCAGTGAGCGCTCGCGCCAAGGGCGATGTCGGCGGAGCCGGCCGGCGCGAGCGCTCGCGTCTCGGTCGCCAATCGAAGGATCGAAAGGAACGAGATGGGATTTCTCAGCGGAAAGGTTTCAATCCTGAGGTTCCGAGTCGAGGGCGGTTCGCCGCGGGCGTTCACGGAGGAACATCTCGATCAATTGAGATCGTTCGCGGCCGGGATGCCACGCGTGAGAGGCAAGCATTTGCAGCACGTGAAGGACCTGGGCTGGACCGCCGGCGAGGACGTACTCGATACGCGCTTCAAACAGCAAAAGAACATTGCGAGCGACATGATGCTTTTTGCGTTTCGTCACGACACGAACAAACTGCCGACCGATTTGCTTCGGGCGTACGAGTCCCAGGAGCTTGCCAACCTCACCGAGAAAAAGGGCGACGAGGGGCTCCGTAAGCGTGCCAAGGAGACGGCCCGCGAGAGAATGGAAAAGCAAGCGGCCGACGGCAGGTTCATCAAGTACAAGACGATTCCCGTCTATTGGGACCGGCTCTCGAACGAGGTCCTGTTCGCGGCTTCTTCGCCGCTTCATGCTTTCGAGTTTTGTCAGTTGTTTCACGAGACGTTCGGGGCGCCGCTCGATGTGATCGCCTCGGGGACGCATGCGTTCCACCTGGCCGAGGTTCACGGGCTGACCCGCCAGGCGGACGATAGCGTGCTTTCGAAGTTTGTGCCGGACTCGCCGGCCGAGGTGGCCTGGATCGATCGGACCGACGAACATGTCCGCGACTTCCTCGGCAATGAGTTTCTCCTCTGGCTCTGGTATCGCACTAGATCGGGCAGCATCACGCTCTCGGACAAGTCGGAGGCCTGGGTCCTTTTGGCCAGATCAATGCTGTTGGAATGCGCCCGCGGCATGCACGGCCACGTCGTGATCGCTCACGAGCAACCGGCCACGAGGGGCGAATCCCTGGTCGCTGCGAGAACGGGGAAGCTGCCGCGGCAAGCAGGCCTGACGATCAATCGGAATTCCGAGCAGTTTGATTTCGCGCTCACCGCCGAGACGCTGGCGATCGGCGGATTGCGGCTGCCGCTCAAGTTCACCGATGAGCCACTAAGCGACGCCCAGATTCTTGAAGAACGAATCGCCAAGCTAAGGCGGTTCCTGGAAAGCTTTGATCTGCTATTCGACGCGTTCATTCGCGTTCGATTCGGACGGCAGTGGGAGAAAGAACTCGCTGGGATGCAGAAATGGCTACAGGCGTGATACACCGGTCGCTACCAGCTGCCACCGACGAATCCGTCGCCAGCCGCGGCGAGAGACGCGTCGTGTCGATCGCACGCCGACACGCGTCGTCCGGAGCTGCGGCAGACGTGTCGCTGGTCGACCGCGACTGCGCATGGTGCCGGCAAGCCGCCTTCCGGATCCGTCGACGACACCAGGTCGAGGCGCGAAACAGTTTGCCCATGCGCATGGCCTACGCCGATCCTCCCTATCCGGGTTACGCCTGGATGTACGCCGACCAACCCGAGTTCGCCGGCGAAGTGGATCACCGGGCGCTCGCGGGCCGTCCGTGTCTGTGCCTGGGTGAAGCCGATCGGCACAAGCGGGGCGACGTTCGGCCTCCACAACACGTGGGAGCCGGTAATCGTCGTGCCCGGCGTGAGCTACGCCCAGGCAAGCGAGACTGGATCGCGGCTCAGCCGGCTCGCCGCGGTGGCGACCTGATTGGCCGAAAGCCCGAGGCGTTCGCGACATGGCTGTTCGGCCTGTTGGGGCTGCTTCCCGGCGACCAGTTCGAGGACCTCTTTCTGGGAAGCGGCATCATCAGCCGGGCCTGGTCCGAGGTTTGCCGCGCGGCCGGGTAACGACCGCTTGCATGGCGAGCAAGCGCATTTGAAAGGAAACGACAGATGAACAAGGTATCCGCCACGCTGATCCTGATGGATCGCCTCAAGATGCTGACGTACGAGTGCGACGAGGCCGAGGCATTGCGTGTGACGATCCGCCGTTCACTCGGCCTGACCACATGGGACGACGTAATCGAACTGACAAACGGTTGGTACGCCGCGCGTCGTGCTTCGCGCGAACTCGGCGACGAAATCAGCGGCCGCACCTTTGAGGCCTTCAAATGATCTTCGACGTTTACCTTCGGCCCACTGGCGGCGGCCGGCGGCGATGGATCGCTCACATCGCTGCGGCCAACATTGAGGAAGCTGCAGCGAAGGCTCGCGAGCAATACGGAGTCAAAGGATACGTCGCCGTCGTGGATAAGTCTGGGGACGAAAAGACATTCAGTTAGACCGCTTGCTGGTCTGGCAAGCGATCGATCGATGGAGGCGCAATGGAAACCTGCGAATCGTGCCGGTTCTGGAAACCGGAACCGGAAAGCGATGACAGCTACGAAGGTCTTTGCCGACGCTATCCGCCGCGGTTGAACCTAGCTGTTCTGGAAGAGGAAGTGAAAGCTGGGCGCGAAACGACCGAGGTGCCCATCTGGGCTTGGACCAGGTGCCAGACGGCAGCCGACGATTGGTGCGGCGAGTATCAGTTTCGCATTGGATTCAGCACCAGTGATTCCCTCACGGTTGGGATCGCGGTGGCCTTCCACGGGGAAGAACCCGCCGACAACTAGGAGTTCGTAGTTGCGTTCGAATTCGAGGGTGCGCGAGGATCGCACGGCGAAGCTCCGTGATTTCATCGAGTCGCTCGACTTGCTTTACGATGCGTTCGGAAGGATTCGCTTCGGCAAAGAGTGGGAGAAGGAACTCAGGGAGATGCAGAAATGGCTGAAGAGCTAAGGCCGGCCGACGAAGCATCATCCGCCGATCGGCGATCAGGCCGAGCGATACGCCACGATCAGGGAAACAATCCTGATTGCGGCGAAGGAATGCGTCGATCTGACGCCGGTCTCCCCTGAGCAAACCAGGGCCGTGAACTCGCTCGATGAAGCGATGATGCTGTTCAACGCGGCTGTCGCCCGCAACGAGCCTTCGAATCAGTCCTTCGAGATCATGATTAACGGCAAACCGTATCGGACCGAGAGGGCGATGCTCACGTACAAGGACGTTGTTGAACTGGCATTTCCAGGCCATGGTCCGATTCACGTTTTTGACGTCAGCTTCTCGGGAGGTATTGGAACCAATAAGGAAGGCATCCTGGATCCCCGATCCGGATACGTCTTCATCCACAATGGAACCAAGTTCAGCGCGTACGACACCTCGAACGCGTAGACCTCTTGCACGATCAGCAAGCGAAGGAGTCGATCCATGAATCCGATGGTGCCTTACCTCACGGGCTGGTTGGCCGGGAACGTGACGGGCAAAGCCGCGGAAGTGATGAAGATCGTCGAAATGGAACCTCAGCCTCCGGATGCCTTTCTCGTGAAGCTCGAATCCGGATTAATGCTGAGGGTAAAGGTCTCTGAAGTTCCGAAACTTCGAGGCGGTAAGGAATGACCGCTTGCTCAAGCAGCAAGCGAACGGAGGGACCATGAGAGCGAAAGAAAAAGCCACCAAGGAGGAGGCCGCGATCGCGATGGAGCGCCTCAACGCAATGGCTTGGGACCACCATGTCACGACGTTCCACGGCGGGAAGCTCCACGAAATCCGCAAGTTCATCGAGGCGGCGCAGAAGCGGCTCCCCTCGCGCTTAGCGATCGACAATGACCGCATCCGAAAAAGGGGCCGTATTCGGGCCTCCGAATTGAAAGCCGCGGGTAGACCGGCTCGTTGAGCAAGCGGTTCGACCGAGGAGCGAGCGACGGATGTTTCAATTAACGGAAGAATCGAAGTGTTCGGACTGCGGCAAAGTGGCACCCATAGGCGCTCAGTTGGTCGGACAGGCGTCGATTCCCAAAGGCGATCGCTGGTTCCGCGAACATTGGACCTGCGGGCATGAATCGCTTCACTGCGACAAAGAGGACTGCGGCGAGCGATGCCCGGAATGCGGATGCACGGAAGCCTATACCTGAGCAGGCCGGCCACGGGGCGGCCGCTTGAACGATTTGAGGTCTTTCTCTCGGACAAGGAAAGTGCGTTTGGGTCCGCTGCCGGCGACCACGACAGGAAGCAGCCCGGCCGCGGTCCACTTCTGAACGGCGCTGAGCGAGCATTCCAGGCGGCCGGCCACGTCCTGGAGCGTGAGAAGCCCGACGCTGGATAAAGGGATTTCGACGATCGACATTTCGCAGTTCTCCTCGACTTCAAAGTATCTTACGCGGGCCGCAGAAATAAATCCAGAAAAAATGGCCGACTGGCCTTGCCAAAAGATACGCGGACCGCGTATATTAAATGCGTGGGGATGAGTGATCTTTGACAACTTGACGCGGCCGGTGATGTCAAAACCGGCGGGCCACGGCGGACCGGTGGCAAGGACAGAAGGGCGGCGTGTGCTGCTCGTCCTGCGGAAGGGCTTTCAAGGGGTTCAACATGGATCGCTTCACGCTTGAAATCTTCCCGGTGGTGGTTCGATTCGCGGCCCTGTGCTTCAAGTGCCCGGATCAACAGTCGATGGCCCTTACCTTCGCGTGGCATAGCTGGTTCACGGCCGAACCGGAAAAGCAAAGCTTGCCCGCGTCGGTTTGGGCTCGAATCGGCGTCATGCGGGTTCGGGGCGAACGCGACCTGCCGGGCATCCGATCAAAGTTCCGCGACGCTTTGCACAAGGCTCAACGGTGCGGAACGATGGAAGGGTTGCCCGACAGATACCCTGGACCGGAGCAAATCGCGATGGACCGCGAGCGGTACACCGTGGTGCTAAACAACGCCACGGACCGCGAGCGGGTTCTCATCGAACGCTTCGAATCCGGAGCGAGAACCGGTGACGTGGCCAAAGAGTTCGGAATCTCGGCCGGCCGCGTCAGTCAACTCCGCCGGAAGCTGATGGGACTGGACAGATGAACCAACGGGGCAAGGATGCCCCGTCTTCATTTCGACGGCTTCGGCCTCGGCGATCGCCAGCTTGACGGCCAGGTAATCCAAGGCCACGTCCTTGAAGCGGCGCCAATGCTGCGCGGCGAATTCGTGAGCGGCTTCCTCGTCGGCGGGGTTCTGCCGCAAGCGATGCCGAAAAGCGAATAGCTTGGCGTGAATGCGCACGTCATCGTGCGAGAGCGGTTTCATGCGGTTCTCCAGGAATGGGAACGAAGCATGAGATAATGCCGCGGAAGTGCGCGGATTTTAGCGCTATCCGACTTTCGCCATGACTTCGCGGGCCAAGTCGCGATCTTGCTCCGCGTAGATTTGCGTCGTGGCGACCTCTCGGTGGCCGCCGCACACGCGGCTCGCTTCGAGGCCGAATGTCTTGCGCAATTCGGTGAGGCGATTGTGCCGCAAACGGTTGGGCGCCCAGATCGGCACCTTGGCCCGGAGGCACGCCCGGCGAATCGCCTGGCGGTAGCTGGCCACCGTGTAATGGGACGCGGAGCGTTGCGTCGTGAATACATACGCCGACGGATCATCAGTCAGGAACGGCTTGAGAATCGACTGACATTTTGGACCGAGATACACGATCCGTTCCAACTCCTCGCGCTCGTCGTCGTTGTGGTGCTCCGTCTTGTAGCTGCGCGGCCGATACTCCCAAACTGTCCCGCTCATGTCGATGTCGGCCTGGCGAAGCTGCACAACGTCTTGAGGCCGGCAGCCGGCGAGCTTCTGGACGTCGATCATGGCCCGGACAGTGCGAGGCACGTCGATCCCCGCAATGTGTTCGTCGGGGACTGGCTTCACGCGACCGGTTTCGCGCGCTTGCGATTTGCCGCGCTTCAGACCTTTGACCCTGAGAATCGCGTTGTGTACTTCGACGGGCAGCATCTCCTCCTCGACGGCCCACGCGAACATTCGCCGCACGCGACCGATCAACTTGTTGACGCACTTTCGCGCGAGGCCCTTCCGCACGACGTGAATTTCCCAGGCGACGTTCCCCTTCTCGTCGGTCACCTTGCGCCGGCGCGTGATCTCGTGCGCGATCATCGCGTCGCGCACTTCCTTCAGTTTTCGCGGCGAGAATTCGACGGCGGGCGAGGAGCCGAAAAGACGTTCGACGAAGCTGAGCGCCAGCTTGATGGCGTGGACCTCGCTCGTCGGCTTGCCGCCCTTCACGTAGTACCCCTGAGCGTGACGCATGTAGGTCGCGATCACGTCAGTGATGGTGAGTTGGGCAGGCATATGACGATCTAGGGCGCACGGTAAAAGCCATCAATCAATTTGGAATCAGACAATGTGGGCGAGAGGGCGAAATCATTCGCCCTGGGCGGAGTTTGCCGGTTGCGCGGCCGAAGCGTATTGCTGCAAGCGTTCGCCGACGAACTGCAGGTCTTCGAGCGATTCGCGGAGAATTCCGCCCCATTCCAAGTCGCCCTCGGCCTCGATCGCCTTTTTGATACTGCGGATCGCGGCCTGCACTTGTCGGGCGGCGGTGCAATGGCGCTCGCTGTTGCTCATCCGTTCTCCCGAAAGAAAGGGACCGATCGGCCTCTGCCGCCCCTAGGCATCGGACCGACCGGCCCCAGGTCTTTACGCCGCCAGGCTGAACTCGAGCTGGCGCTCGAAGCCTGGGGCATCGATCGTCGAGGAAGTGGCGCCGAAGAGCGCAACGATCTCCATGACGAACTGCATGATCGCGGGGCCATTGGTAATCAACCACTGGAGCCAGCCGCCTGCAGGCGCTTGCTTGCCCTGGTTAGGAAGCGTGAGTCCGGCGTCGCTCAGGCCGCCTGCGAGCAGATTGTCCGTGAGAATGTCGCTCGCATACTGCTGAGCATCGGCGCGGCTCTTGCCGGCCTTTACGGCTTGGCGCACGAACTGCGCGCGAAGGTAGTCCCCGATCAGTGAAGGCATGGAAGTGACCACCGGCGGCGGCGTCGGCGGCACCGGCGGGACGATCGGCCCCGGAGGCGTCGGCGGGGTTGGCGGCGTCGGGGGCGTCGGCGGTGCCGGATCGGGCAACGGAGGAATCTGACCGTTGGCGATCAACTGCAGGTCCGCCGCGAGCGTAGCCGCGTTGAGCCCGCTCGGCGAAAGGTTCGTCGAGGAAATCCAGTCCGGCGTCAGGGACGTGTACGTCTCGTCGATCCATTGCGTGCTCGTGAACGCCGCATTCAGAATCCGGCGTTTGCCGCCCCAGGTCGCGATCCACACGCCCTGCGAATCGTAGCCGAAGGCCTGGACCTCATGACCGCCCACGATCGACGTATCGGTCGGCGCCCAGTCACTGCCCTCCGCGGATTGGTACCAAGCGTTGGGAAGGTTCAACCCGACGTTGACGGTCCCGAAAATCGCGATGCCGGCCCGCACCTGGTCGAGGTTGGTGTTGTCGATCGACACTGCGCCGGAGATCTTGTGGATGACGCCATTGACGGACAGGCCGTGAGACTGCTGGTACTGGTTGACCGCGCTCATGTCGCAGCCGTTGTCGCCGCGGCCGCACGCCGACTGATAGCTCTGGTAAACCTCGTCGTCGGTGCCGAAGACTTCGGTGCCCTTGGCGTTCGCGCTCAAAATGCCGATGGCGTGGTACCGCGAAGCGATCACGCAGTCGCCGTATTGATCGTTGAGGTACATCCTCGCGATCACGTTCGGCGCCTTGGCCGACCAGTCGACGGAGGCCGGTAGCGGAGCCGTTCGTTTCGCCGCGTCCAGGTGTTTGCTCATGCGCGGGAAGTACCTTGTCTTACCGTCTTGGCCGACCACTGCCCGGAAATGCCCGTAATCGTATTGCTGCTTCGGCTTGGCCCGGCCGACCCAGGCGAGATTGCCTTTGGCGACCGGCAGGTTGCCGTCGCAACACTTCGGTCCCGCGGCCCGCGCTTCGCGGGGCGTTTGCGGCGGGGTCGGCGGATTGGCGGTGATCGAAGAACAGGCGAACGCGAAGCCGAGCAACAGAAGCAATCGTTTCAAGGGACACCTCCAGGAGTGGAACAGTGGTCGGTTACTGCGGGATCGGGGGCGGCAACGGGATTGGTTGATGGGCATGAATCGCGTTCCACGCCATGACGGCCCAGGCCAAGAAGGCGCTGGCCCAGGCGAAGTACGCGTGATTGCGCCGGCACCAGGCGGCCGCGGCGGCGACGAACGTGAAGAACCGGGTCATTGCGGTGCTCGATGGAAACGGAGGAAGACCTTGGCGGCGGCGATCGCCGCCGTCACCGAGCCGACCATCAACGTGATCGATTGGATCAATGACATGGTCAGGCCCTCCCCGCGAGAGGGTGTTGACACAGGACGAACCGCCCCATCAGGCCGCCGGCGACGAGCGCGGCGAGCATCAACGCAGCGAATTTCAGTTGGTTGCTGGGGTCGAGCACATTCGAGGAAACCGCTTCGCCCTCGCCGGCGAGAATGATGATGAGCGCGGCGAAGATCGGCGACAACCCGAGCACCATGCGGGCTAGCATTTCGTGACTTGCCGGCATCACGATCGCGGACGACGGGAAGAACACGTGGCCGAGGAACGCACCGAAGGCATAAGCGGTCGAGTGCGCGACCAGCGGGTACTTCACTCGGATGGCTAGCATGACCGCGCTAATCGTGGCCGCGTTGCCGCCGAGCCAATACAGGAGCACGTCCAAGAGCCCGAGGGCGGGCAGGATCGCGGCGACGATGAAGGCGGTCCGGCGATACATACCGGCATCATGCGGCCGGCCTCTGGCGCGGAGAAGTTGGTGCCGAGGAGATTGGTGCGGGTAGTTTCAGGGGGTATCGGAGGGCGTGTAATCGGGGCACGTCGAGCACATCGGGAGCGCCGCCCGCTGGTTGCCGCGGGTGCAGGTCTCGCGGGAGTCGGACGGGTGCAGGCAATGTCGGACGTGGTTCTGCTCGGCGACGGCGGTGCAACACGAGGTGCAGAATTCAACGACCGAACCTTCCCACTTGCACGCCTTCTTTGCGTGCGTCGGCGAAGGATGCGATGCTGTAGCCAGCGATTTCCCGTCGGCCAGACTGAAGACATACATGGCTGGATCGGAGGGAACCGTGCTCTTGAAGATTACTGTTGAACCATCGATTTTCACGCAAACGAATCCAAAAGGAAAAGCACCGGTGAGGAACCAACCTTGGAAACCGCAACAGGCATTCATCGGAATTCCCATCACATCGAACGCCGCGCATCCTCCGCTCCAGGTCGAGAAGAAAGTGCCGTCGTTTCCCGTGCCTGTCGCGACAAGTTTCACGCTGGTTCCAACGGCGATCTTCGGACACAAAGGATATTCCAATGGCGGAGGCGACGGAGGAAGAGGCGAAGCTCCATCGCAACCCGAATCGGTCTCGGTTACGGCCACCTGGACACTTCCGTCACCGAACCGTGAGTCCCCAAGAGCCGCGCCAAAAACCGGCAATCGCGAATCCCCATCGGCTTGTCCAATCGCAAAGAACAACCCGGATGGCCCCGCGAAAATGGGCGGGATCGCGAAGAATCCTGCGATCGACACCTGCCAGCCAGAGGCGACGAAGGAGTTTCCGTCGTTCGAACATGTCGCGACTGACACTGGCGAGAATGCTCCACCAAGGGCCAGGATGCCGCCTCCGGGCAATGCGAGTATTTTTCTCCAATCCGTGTTCACCCAACTACTGATGCCGTCGAAGTTCACCGCGCCGCCTGGGGAGGCAGATCCAGGGCTCACCGTAATGGCTGTGCCGTCGAGTGGAGCGTAGATGCCCGTGGCCCCGTAAAGGCGGACGCACAAGTTCGAGGGAGTGGAACGACAAGGCACGGGGCTCGGGCCGCCGCAACAGATCGGGCCGCCCATCCCCTTGCAGCAGCACGGGCAATTGACGACTTGGGTGGTGATGACCGGGGGCATCAGAGTGTCTTCACGGAGAGGTTGGAACCCGTCACCTGGAGCGTGGTCTTGGTGACGCTCAATGTGCACGCGTCGGAATCGAACGAGGCGTCGGTAACGACAGAAAACGTGATCGATTGGACTGCGCCGCCGCCGCCCAGGAGCACCACGGCCCATTTGAGTCCGGTCCCGGTATCTTTCCAGAGGATCGGCACGCCGCCGGCTGAATCGCTGGTCAGAGCGGCGCTATTGCCATCCGCGGGCAAGGCGAAGCCGTGCGTCGGGTCGGAGACGTTGATCTGCACGACAGCGGCGCCGGCGATGATGCCTTCGCCGATCTCGCCCGGCGCGAGCGATCCGGCGAGAATGGCGAACGGGCCTACGGCCGTCGGCGTGGTGGCAAGGAAGAGCGGCTCGTCGATGGCGTCGAGCGGCCGCGACGTGGGCGGCGCCGGCATGTTCCCGAAGCCGACGACGCTGAACTCGGGCAACTCGGGCCCAGAATTGAACACCCAAATCCGGCACGACGGCGTTAGCTTCGAATCGAGTACCCCACCGGTTGCCGTGCCGTACTTCCGGCGTGAATAATCCTGGCCAGCCTTCAGCAGGCCGTTCCAGGTGCGCGCGGTGACCTGAATCTGGCCATTCTGTTGTACGGGCTGGTAGGGATCAGCCATGACGGCCCTCGAAGGACTTACGCACGATTTCCTCGACCGAGCCCCGGAGCGGTCGAGGCAAGACGATCCGCGCGGCGACGACGAGCGCCGCGGCAGCCCGCCGGCTGAACCACGCCGATCGGCCGGAGGTGATTCGCCGCCAGGCGTAAGTGCCGAAGAAGAAGCCGGCCCGCGACAATTCGGCCGCAAGCTTGCAACGGACCAACCAGATACTACCTCTCATGGCATTCCACCGGTGGCGAAGGAGTGACGGTCAAAAACCCCCAGACGAGCACTGCTCGCTGACCGACGTTGGTGCGCTGCACTTCCCACGAATAGACTTTTTCTCGCGGCCTCGGCGTGGTGCACGCGGGGAGCGGGCCCACGGTCGCAGCGTAGGTGCGCTCCGCCGCATCCGTGACGACGACTGTCGCGGGAATCGACGTAGGGTTGTCAGTGTCCCACGCGACGGTGCCGGTCTCATCCCAGCCGACGAACCGCAGCGCCGCGCCGGCCAGCGACTGGACCGCGAAGATCGTCCCGTAGACCTCGGCGTCCTCGTAATCGAACACTTCGCACTTGTAGGGGGCGCGTTGTTTCATGGATCACCTCGCAAGCTGCCGTCGCAGAGGAATTGAGGTAGGCCTCGCCCATTGCAGCGAAACCGCCGCATTGCCGGCCAATAGAGCGGCCGCACGCCGATCGGCACGCTAGGGGCCGACCCACTTGGCGAAGTGGCGGCTCTGATCCCGGCCCCACCGAAGATGCTCGATTGAGCCGCGGCCGCGGCGGAGACGCCGGCGACGAGCCCGCCGGCGGCAGCAGGAGCCGAGAGAAGCGTCGCATGACCTGCGGCTGCCGCCGTCACGGCGGCCCGAGCCGCGGGCGTCGTGCCGTCGTGCACGTCGCCGGCCGCTCCCAGTCTCATGCCAGGGCCTGGGATGGGCCGCGACAGGGCTACGCTCGCTCCAGGAGCTTCCAGGGCGGCTGCCGGAGGCGCGATCGGGCACGAGATCGATCGGGCACCCGCGGTGACTGAGGCTGCGAGCCCGCCTTCGCCGCGGCTCTCGGTGCCGTTGGAAATGGCCCCCCGGACGGCGGCAGCGGCCGCAGCGGGGGCAGTGGCATTCGCGGGAGAATGCGACCTGGCGGCCGCCGCCGCGATCGCGGCCACGGGAGAATGCTCCGCGGCAAGCGCGATCGCGCTCCCCGCGATCGCTAGCCTGCCGCCGGCGCCGCCGAAAACGCGATTGGACGATTCTGCGCTGCCGCGGCACGCAATCACCCCGCCCGGCATACCCACCCCATGAGCTATCTCACGGACTAGGGCCGCAGCCGCGGCCGCAAACCCGCCGGCACCGGCCTCGACGCCGCCGGCCGCGATCTGGACGGGGCAGATCACTCGGGTGGCGGCCGGCGCATGGACCATTGTCATCGCCGTCGGGAATCCACTGCCCGTCATGGCCACGGTACTGCCGGCGCCGCCTCGCACGGGCTGGACGCTCTTAGCAATTCCGGCGGCGCCTCGGCCGAGTGCATAGAGCGCCCTCGGGAGGCTCGCGCCGGCCAGGGTAGGGCTGTTTGTCGCGGCGATCGTTGGCGGAGTTTTGGCGACCGCGGTCGCCGTCGATCGGCCGGTAACTGCGGCGCGTGTTCCGGGGAGCGTGGCCAGGATGGACATTGGGACCGATCGGCCGACGATTGGCGCGACAATGTTGGCGCCGGCTGTCGATCCAGTGATCGCAGCGGCCGCGGCCGCTGCGGCCTTGACCGCAGCCGCGGGGGCGATTCCCGAGCCGAGCGATCGCATCGTCGGAGTGCGGGGCGCCGGGACGCTGCCTGGCGTGGCACAGGCTCGCGAGCCCGCAACTGAACGACCGGCGCCGCCCCGTTTGACCGCGGCCGCGGCGGAGGGCATCGAGAGCGAGACGCTCATCGCGTCAGGAGTGAGCCAGAGGACCACGACGACGCCGCCGCCGCCGGCGGCGCCAACTTCGTGATCGCTTTCGGGGATTGAAGCGCCGCCGCCGCCGCCGCCAGGGAATGAACCAGGCTGAGGGGCTACCCCTTCGAATCCTGCTTCGCCGCCGAGTCCGCCAGCTCCGCCAGAAAGCTGGGTAATGCTTCCGGCGGCCGCATCTCCGCCCTCGCTTAAGTTGCCATCGTTGGCAGCCGCTCTATCGCTGGGGGCGCCGCCGCCGCCGCCGCCGGCGTCGCCCACCGCTGGTGCGCCTTCGCCGCCGGATCGAACGCTTACATTGCCGATGCACGCGGCCGCCGAGCCGCCGATGCTCCCCGATGCCGCCGCGGCGAGCATCAAGACGGTTGAGTCCGGCGCCACGACCCGGCTTGAATCCGCGTCGATGACAATCGTTACGACCTCGTCGGGAACCATTTCGACGAGGGACATCGCCTCGGCTCCGCCGCCTCCGCCCGCCCCGCCGGCGATCGCGCCGCCTGAAGACTCCAGTGCGTCGGCGCCGGCCGCGCCTCGGCCGATGCCGAAGAAATACGCGGCGCTCGACCCGGGTGGAAGCAGCCATGCCCCGGTGGTGGTGAAAACCTGGAAGTTGTAACCGTCCGGGAACGGCATGGCCTCACCGGGTGAAGATCACGCATCGGCTACAGATGCAGTTGGTTTGGGCTCGAAGGTCTTTCCCGATGCCGTTCCTGGCCATGAGAGCCTCAAATGCCGCCTCGTCGTGGACATCTTCGATAACCAGCGTTCCGCCGGGCTTGAGCGCCTGCATTAACTTCTCTTGCACAAGAAGCTGATGCTGGGGCCGATGCGAAGAATCATCCACAATAAGATCGAAGCGTCCGGAGTTGCGTCTTCCGAATCGACCGAGGCCCTCGGCGTCGCTGACATCGAGGCTGACGAATGATGCGATGCCTTTCACTCGATTGGCGCGGCCGTGATCGATGTCCGCCGCAACGATCGAAGCGTGCGGGAATACGCGCGACCAGGCCTTGATCGACTGACCTTCGAGAACGCCGATTTCGAGGACAGCCGTGACGTTTCGCTTCGCCCGGACGATTTCGTCGTAGAGGGGGCCATAGTTATGCTGCCATCCCTTATCGGTGTGCGTCTCCGCGAAGGCCTGGCTCGGTAGCACGCCGTTGTAACCACCTGCGAGGACGCTCTCGATTACCGGACAGATCACGAGCTTCCCGGTGAGTCGTTGAATCAATGCGGCCTGCTCGGGTTCGGATTCGAGGAAGAACCCGAACGGTTCCGACCCGAACCAGCGTGCTTTGTGTGCTGCAATGTGTTCCGCCGTCGGTGCGACGCCGTCGGCGAGCATTTCGAGACGTTCCCAGCGTGCTCCGTGTTTGCGGAGCCAGTCTTCCGTCTTGGCTCGCTCGCGCTCGTGGCGGCCCGTCGCGATCAACCGGCACGGATGTACGCGCGGGACGAGGTACGGCGTGCCTGGCACTCCTCCCGACGCATGATCGTGGCAAATGATCCCATCGAAATCGCACGCGACGCCGCTGCCGTAAATCGGATTCGCCGCCCGCCCCACGAACTGCTGCGAGTTCATCAAGTTCCATTCCAGGATTTGCGGGCTCGGCAGTTGTCGGCCGAAGTAGTCGACGGCGGCCGTGCGATCGGGGCGAACGAAGACTGAGCAGAACAGAGCCTTGCGATTGGCCAGGGCCGCCCGGGCGCGGGCCATCGAGTTCCCGGCATAGACCGTGTCATCGATGACTGCCAAGGGGCCGTCGCGATCGCGGGGGAAGCCGAAGGAGCGGCCGCGATTGCCATAGCCGAGCAGCTCGAGCTTCCCGTCCTCCGTCAGTTGCCAGAGCGGCAGATGCCGCTGCGTCGCGATCACCGAGGCCGGGATCATCCCGGACCGGGGGATGCCGACGATGCCGCTGATGTTGGTAGGCAGCTTCCCCGCAAGGCTGATCGCCTCGGCGATCATCCTGCGCGTCGAAATCCATTCCAGGGACATCAGAACACCGTGATCGTGGTGCCCGTGGTCAACTGCGGCGTGACGGCGATGCCGTTCCCCATGGGAATCGGCGTGACCTTGTAGCAGATGAACTCGCCGTCGGCCGTGACGTCCACGGCCGCACCGCCGCTCGTCGTCGACAGCTTGAGTTGATTGCCGCTGACCGAGATCGCGAAATACAAGGTCCCGCTGGTGAGGCCGGTCGGAAGGGATTCGTTCGGCGGCGCGAAGACGGCGATGCGATCGCCATTCGAGACCCCGGTGAGGCCCGGCACGGTGAGGAAATCCGTGGCGGCCAGGGCCGTGCCCATTCCCTGGTAGGTTCCGATCGGACCCGAGTAGAGGATTTCGCCGGTACCGGTCAACAGCGTGCCGACGCTAAAGTACGAAAGCACGTCGGTATCCGTGGTGGCGCCGGGCGGGAAACTGATCGTCGAAGCGAGGGTGACCGATTCGCCGGTGACAGTCCAGCCGGCGGACGTTCGCGCCACGGCTTCCCGCGCATAGCCCGTATAGGTCGTCTCGCTCGTGCTTTGGTTGCCGCCGGCGCCGGGGTCGGCCGTGTGGAGCGCGAGATAAAGATTGGTGAGCGGGCTGGAGGCGGCGTTGTCCGCGATGTTGGCGATCGCCGTCGCGTTGAAGAGGAGCAGGAGAAGCGAGTGCAGGAACGCATTACCGCCGGCCATGGGAAGACCCTCCACGAGTGTTTGCTTGCATCATGCCGAGGGATTCACAGCGAACGGAGATGCCGCGGCGGCAATCCTCCAAGGGAGTTTCAGGGGGTAGGCGAATCACGAAACGACGAGGAAGTTGACCTTCGTCATGAAGCCAGAGCCGGCTCCATTGGTGACCGTCAGGCTGACGGTGTAGAAGCCAGGGACCTCGTACGAATGGGCCGGGTCCTTTTGCGCGGAGGTAAAGCCGTCGCCGAAATCCCAGAGCCAGGTCAGCGGCGTGCCCGTCGAGAGGTCCTGGAACTGCACGTCGAGGGGAGTCATTCCGTTTTGCACGTTGCTTGTGAAATTGGCGACGGGCGGATCGAGCCGAAGCAAATTGAAGTCGGCCGAATCGTACACGCGCTCGACGTATGCGGCCAGCGGCGTCTGCACCGGGAAGCCGTCATTGAGGGAGCGCTGGTAGGTGCACCAGACGTAGTTCCAGGCCGACTTGGCGACCACTGTGATCTGCGGACTGATCGGCACGTTGATGAGGTTCTCGCCGACGGCGAACTTGTGGTTCAGGTGCCAGTAGTCGTCGGGGTCAGCCTGCCCAGTCAGGCCGAGGTAAAGGACCTCCCCGGCAGCAAACCCCTTCCACGGCGCGTTGTTCACTTTCCCCGAGATCGAGCGGAATTGCCGAATGTCGGCAAGAGTAACGGGGAAGAGCTTGACGTTAATCCCGAATTCGAACTTCGGCGTGTAAATGTCGGTGCCGGCGATGCCGTCCTTCGAGACGCCGATCGCCTGGTCGTAGATTGGCACGGTCCGGTTCGGTACCGTCGAGGTCCACGCCCCCAGATTCGCCTTAAGGGGAAAGATCGCGGTTTCGCCCGTTTCCCACCCGCCGTTGAAGATGCCGGTGATCGTGAAGGTGCCCTGAGAGGTGGTGAACGTAAGCCCGATGTCGGCCGTGTCGGCGACGACGCCGTCGGGGAAGACGAGGTTGCGGGCCAGGTAGTCCACCGTCATCGCGTTGCCGCGGACGGAGGGCGTCGCCACGAGCACCGTTTCTTTGCTCTGCGTGATGTGCGTCTGGCCGGCCATCAGGTCGATCGAGTAGGCCAGGCCGAGCGGTTCGTCGTCCTCGTCGACGTTCTCGGGGGCCTCGGGGACCTTGTAGGAATAATTCGCCTCGCATTGCCAGACGCCTCCGCCGACCGGGGTCGCTTTGACGTTGTCGAGGGGAAGGCCGTCCCAGTTCAGGCCGGCAAGCGTGAGAAGCTCGCCCTTGATAATGGTCTCATCCGATTCGCCGTACGCGAGCCACTTGCGTTGCACGCTGGCCTGATCGACCGACTGCGTGATCGCTCCCGAATCGAATAGCTCGGAGAATACGGCCATGCTGGCATCATGCCGAGTACGGCGGAGCCATGAGAGCGGTGCGGCCGAAGAAAGGGACGCGGAGTTTCAGGGGGTAGGCGTCGCCGCTCGAGCAGTGCGACGCGTCGGCAGGATCCGGCGGCGACGCGTCGCCTCTGCAGGCACGCGACGCGTCTGCCGGAGCTGGGTCGCGACGTGTCGCTGTACGATCGACACGACACGTCGTTCTCGGCCGGGGCCGACGCGTCGTCCTTGGCCAGGAGCGACGCGTCAGGTGAATACCGGGACCGGCTTCCCATTAATCTTCTCCAGCCAGCCGTTCACCTGGATGATGCCGTCGGCCATTTTGTTCTGCGCATCGAGTTGCCGTTGGCCAATCGTGTCGGCGTATCCGAGTTGCTGCTGCAAAGGCCCGGAGAACACGCCTTTCTGGGTCGCGGCCAGTTGTGGGATCGACGGGATGGAGCGATTCTCTTTTTGTTTGGTCCCTGGTTCCTGGGCCTTGTTCCGTTTCGCCTCTTCGGCCGCCTTTGCGTCCGCGGCCTGCTTCTTGAGTTCCTCCAGGGCTCTTGTGGCGGCATCGAGGTCGGCGCGCGATCCCTGCATTTGCTGCTCGCGGGACTGCTGCCTCGCTTTTTGCTCTCTCGCGTAATCCTCGTCGATGACATTGTTGACGCCGCTCAAATCGGGACCGACCCTCTCCGGCATCTTCCCGTCTTTCCTGAGCGACATGCCGAAACCGAGAGAAAAAGGCGACTTACTAGGCTTGATGACCTTTTGGAGAAGCTGAGCGGCATTCACCATCGCCTTGCTGATGTCGCGGATTGCCTCGTGCCAGGTATCGACGAAATGGTCCTTGAAGCCGACCCATGCGATCGTCAGGCCGTTCACGAACTTCTTCCACGCCACGTCGGCAGTCGCGACGCCGATTTTGAACGCCAGCCCCCAATCGCCGGCGGCGAGTGCGTCCTTCACGCCTTGCCACGATCCGCCGAGGAAATCGACGAAGTCGCTGAAGGCGTCCTTGATGTCGCGCAGTGTCCCCTTGCCTTCTTCCGTGGTTGACCACAGATAAGCGAAGGCGGCCACGATGGCACCGACGGCTACTGCCGCGATGCCGATCGGCGAGGCGATCGCCGCCAGGATCGCGCCGGTCGCGGTAATGGCCATCTGTAGCCCGGTGATGATCGGAATGGCTATCATCACCGCTGCACTGAGCGTGCCGAGGGCGACGCCGGCCGCGACGAAGCCGGCTGCTACGCCCGCGACGATAACGATCGTCGCTTTGTTGGCCGCCACCCATTCACGGACGACGCCCAGGCCATCGCGAATGTCCTGACCGAACTCGGCGAAGCCCTTGCCCGTGGGCAGGAGTGTCTTCCCCACGGAGATGAGGGTGGATTTCACCGCCATCAGGGTCCGGTTGTACTGCTTCATGATTTCGCTTGCGGCCTTCGCATCCTCGCCGCTCATCACGTCGCCGTTGGCGACCGCGGCGGCCCGCAGAGCATCCATACCCGCTTTGCCCTTCTTCAGGTGTTCGATCATCCCGCCGAGGCCGAGTTGATTGGCGACGCGGATTTGATCCTCGCGGGCCACGATCGTCTTGAACTTCTCGGCGATCGCGTCGAGTTGGGTATCGAGGTCCTTGCCGAGAAGCATGTCGCCGCGGAGTCCCTGCAAGCCCTGGATCAGTTCATCGCGCGAGTCGGCGGCGGACGCGATCTTCTCCGACAGGCCGCTGAGAATGCCGCCGAATTCCTCTCCACTGACGCCGGCCTGGGCGAAGGCGCCCTTGAGCGTCGAGATGCTTTCAGCGGTCGTGTTGAATCGTTTGGCGAGCGATTCGATGCCGGCGCCTTCCTTCACGGCATCGGTGAAGAGCTTGGAAAGCGGACCGAGGAGCGTTCCGCCGGCCGCGGCGGATACGGCGCCAGCCTTCGCCATCATTCCGGCAAATGCGGTCACGCGAGCCTTGGCCTTGTCGAGCGCGGCGTTGAGCTTCGACGAGTCGGCATACATCTCGACGAACGCGCGGCCGGCCCGAATTCCTCCGCTCAGCGACATGGTTCGCTCCAATCCTGCTGCTTACTCCAGGACCTCAGACCGATTTCCAGGCTGGCGAACGCCGCGTCGGCGGCCGCCTCCTCGTCGGCCAGCGAGATCGACTGCGGAGCTTCGCGATACCGCTCGGGAATAATCTCGGCGATGCTCGGCAGCCCCTTTGCGCCCATTGCCTTCGCGAACATCAGGCCGATGGCCAGCGTGTGGTTCCAGGCCGTCTTTTGATGGCCGTCGGCCATGTGCTGCAGTTGACGCAGCGTCAACTGGCTGGGATCGACTCCGACGAGTCCGGCGAGTTCCCAGCAGATTGCAAGAACCTCGAAAGCCTCGTCTCCACTTCCCGATTGGTCTCCTCGACCATCCGCGCCATCGCCCGCGGCAGGGCCGCTTTCATTGCCGATCGGCCGCGGGCTTTCGGGAAAAAATCGATCGCCGCTTCGATCAGCGCCTCGATCGCCTCATCGAGAGCATCGCCATCGATCCCGCTCGCGAACTGTTCGGGAGACAGCCCGGCGGCCGCGATTTCCGATTCGCAGACCAGGAAGAGAATCTGCCCGAGGATCTCGGGATCGCACGTCACGATCGCGGCGAATTTTTCGCCGCTCGCCAGCATGCCGGCCAGGTCGATGCCCGCGTCGCGCTTAATCGTGCCGAGCAGCCCGATGTTTAGGTGGATTTTCCACGAGCGCCCGCCCGCCTTGAATGACGCCATTTTTTTGCTCTCCTTTATCGGATGAGGCCTTTGAATTCGTCCGCGGCCCGCGTCCGCTCGATCGCGAACGCGGGCCCGAGGTGCGGATGCTGTTCTTCGATCTTCGCCGGCAACGATCCTGCGGGGCCTTGCTTACTCGAGTAAGTCGCCGGGCCGATGACGACAGACTTCGTCGCGTCGTCGTAACCGAAGAAGATCAACTCCCGCAGCGGGCTCGCCGCCTGTTGCGACGCCACTCCCTTGGTCGTTTTCTTGCGAGTGAACCGCTTTCGGCGGTGCACGTGCGGCGGTTTGCCCTTGGCTGCTGGGCCGTCGAGATATTTCAGGCTCGATTTGTCGCGGCGGCGAGTATAGGCGCCGATCTTCGAGAGCGCCCGCTTCACGGCCGGGTCGATCTTGTCGGCGACGGCCTTCACGTCGAAGAACGACTTTTTGAAGCTCGCGATGTCCATGGTCAGATGAACGTGAACACGGGGGCGCCGCTAATTACCTTGACGGTGGCCGGTGGATTGGCTCCGATCGGCGTCGGCATGAACTTCAGGTCCTCGAAGATCACCGTGCTGAGCCCCTGGTCCTCGTTATCGCTCGTGACCTGGGCCTGGTAACGCACGCCGTAGGCGCCCGGCGTCGTCATTGGGCCGTTCAAAACCATGATGTCGAGGAAGGAATCCGGCGACATGAACGCGTCCATGATCGCGACGGTATTGGCGTCGCCGGCGACGAACTTCAATTTGCCGCCGACCGAGAGGTCGACCATCGTCTTGACGGACTGCTTGACCGCGGATTCGCGCGTCGAGCCGTCCGCCGTCTCCCATTCGCCGTTGCGAGTGAGGTCGGAGATGTTCGGAACTTCGGCAAACGACGGCGAACCGAAGAGGCCGAAGTTCAGATAGAATTTTGCCTTGCGGCCAAGCCATGCACCGGTCATAGCAATACCTCTCCAGCCAGGTCCGTGTCCTCGGCGAAATAGAACGTCGCCTGGCTCCAGAACGTCTTGAATTTCAAGAGCGTGTCGATGTCGTAAAGCACGTCGATGGTCGGTCGCTCGTCCATCGCCGGCGTCATCTGGTCGATCAGTTCGACCGACTGATTCGCGAGCACGTTGAACACGTTCTGCTCGACGAACTCGGTGCGAGCGTCGATCCATTCCCTCGGCGGCGGTCCGCTGTCGTCGGTGTAGCGCTCGACCGTCAGCGTCCGCAGCGTGTACGTCCGCCACTGATCCGCGCGGTCTAGGAGGCTCGCCGCATACGGCCCCGGAAAGACGAACACCTTCCGGCCGCGAAGGACCGGCTGGGAATCCTCCGTGAGGCTGACTGGCGGAGCGTAGATTCGCTCCACGCAATCGTGTTTTCCCTTATCGCTCCAGCTTGCGAGGATGAGGGCAGCCGCGGCGTCCGCGGCCTGGAGGATTCGAGCAGCCATCACGCCTTCGCAGTCTTCACAGCCGGCGCGGCCACCCCGAGGATTTTCGCGAGGTGGTGCGTCCGATGAACGGAGATTCGCGCCTTCGGATTACAGCCGCTGACGTGGCGGCCGAGTTCCGTCTTGTCCTCGGCCACTTCCTTGAGAGCGGCGAACAGGTCGCCCGCGGCCACCTCGACGTAGTCGTCGGTGTGGGCCGCGGCCGCCGCCCGAATTTTTTCGATGCTCATTTCGGCTCCCATTGGATCACCACTCGCCATCGGCCTGGCGTGCCGTCGGCCGATACGGTTTTGGCGATCAAGCTCCCAGGTTCGTACCCACCGATCGCGTCGCCGTTTGGTTTGCCGAGCAGGCGCTCGGCGAATGACTTCACGTCGGCGAGGGTTTTTTCCTGACGCCGCATCCTGGTTTTGATGCTCATGGTTCTTCGTCGCGCTCGCAAACTCGCTTGGGTTGCCGCTTCGTGTTCACGCGGATCGTCGTTCGCATCGAATCGCTAAAGCGCCAGGGCGGTTCCCCGGTCGCGGTTTGCAGTTCGAACTGCACTTCTTCCCCGTCGATCGTCTCGATGATCCGATCCCCGAGCATCGGCAACGTCATGCGGCCGTCGATGACCAGATCCGCGGCCAGGAACAGGTAATCGCGTTCGCCCCACACAACCGAGGCGCCAGGTTCCTCGGTATTCCGCGCGAAGAGCGTGTTGCCGAGCCAGGCTTCTAGCATCACGCCCGAATCGCCGCGGGTGTAGACCACCCTGCGGCCGATGGCCTGCTTCTGGCGGCGCACCAGTGCCGCCTGGCCGCGATCGAGCAATCCCATGACGAATCAGGCTCCAATCTGACTGTACACCGTGTACGCCTCGGTCCCCGAACCGACGTTGGTGAGCAGAATCTTCAGGGTGGCCGCCTTGTTTTGCGCAATCGAGGTGCCGCCCCTCAAGGTCGCCCCTCCGGCGGCGAGCGTGATTGCGTTCGCGCCGCCGGAGGTGTTCTCGATCATCACCGAGAAGCTGTCCCCGACCTTGGCTCCGACGACGCCGGCGACCATGTTCGCCGCAGACGGCAGCGTCAACGTGATGCCCGCTGCGGGTGCCGAGTTGATGAAGCCGGCAAGCAGCTGCGCGGCCGTCAGGGTCGCCGTGGTGCTCTGCGTGACTTCGGACTTCTTGGCGAACTCCGAACTGGAGTTGCCGTTGGGAGCGTGCAGCGCGTAGCCGAGGTCCCCGTCGGCCGCTGGACCAGCTCCGAATAGGTCGCCACTGGGGCCCGCGAGCAGAATCCCGAAATGCACGTTCGCCTGCGAGGTGGCCGTGAGTTTCTTCGACGTGGAATTGAAGAATACGTCCTCGCCGATGACTGGCGTCCCGTCGGTGGCGATCTCGTAAATGCCGCCGCGAACGGCGAGCGCATCCTCGATCGGATCGGTGCCGAAGAGCGGATTGTCGTTGTGGGCCACGAAAGGCGTGGAGCCGATCAAGACCACGTCGCCCGCCGACCAGGCATCGGTCGGCGTCGCGGCTTGCATGATCGGCTTGCCGTCAATGAAGGTGGCAATCATCTCAAAATCCTCGCGACGGAATTCGTGGGTGAAGGATCGATCAAGCGCCGACGGATTTGACTCCGCCGCGGAAGTTCTGGATGTTGACGCCGAAGTCGAACACGCCGCGGATCGAGATCCCGAGCCGGTCGAACTGGAAGTCCGGTCCGGCTTGCTGGACCATCGGCACGTCGACGCCGTTGAGGAACGCGCACTCGATGACCGGGAAGAGCCCCGGCGAAGCCAGGAGATACCAGGCCGTCGTCGAATTCCCCGTGAAGGCGGTGTTCGACAAATAGCGTGACATGACCGGCTTGAAGCGGCCGGCCCACACGTTGGTGTTCGGCTGCTTCGAGGCCGAGCCGCCGCCGTACACGAGGAACTGGGCGTTCATGAGTTCGCGGGCCGCCACGTCGAGTTCGGGCGGATAGAGCAGAAGCTCGGCATCGACTCCGAGCGGGAAGCCGGCCGGATCGACCTGTTTGTTGAACAGGATGATCGCCGCCTTGAGCCCGTCCGAAGTGAGCGTCGTCGTTCCGCCGCTCTGGGAATTGGCTCCGGCCGCTTGCTGGCCCGCGGGAGCGGCGCCGTGCGTCCCGGTCGAGTTGTTCCAGAAGGGATTGCCGTCGTCGGCATTCCCCGGGTTGAGGAACACCGTGTAGAACTCCTTGAGGAGTTTGAGCCCGGCTCCGCGGCCCATGAGCATCGGCACCGTGGTCAGGCCGCTGATGTCGTCGTTGATAATCGCCTTGCGGCCGATCGTCATGATGCGGCCGTACTGATCGACGACGTTTGAGAACGCCTGGTCGGAGAGGCTCGCGTTCTTGAGTTCGCCCGTGGTTCCCACGGTGTCGTAAATGAAGTCGCCGAACAGGTTCACCGACTTCGACGGTTTGAAATCCTTCATCGGCCGAATGGCCGCGAAGTCGCGCCAGCTTTGCTCGGTGAAGAGATAGCCGCCGAGCAAGAATTTGTTGAGCACGTTGGCCAGCAGGTTCTGCAGGCTGTAGTTGCTCGCTCCTTCGGCCTCGATGCGCTGCCGGCTCCAGTTCGCGGCCCGCAGCACGCCTTCCACGTCCCCGTCGTCGCGGAGCACCTCCGGGCCGTGATAGCCGTTGGACCGCGCCGCTTCGACGAGCATTTGCTGGAGGCCAATGCGGCCGCGGAAATGCGTGTGCGCGGCCTGCATCACCTGATCGGGATAGCGAGCCGCCAGTTCCGACTTGATTCGTGAGGCCAGGTAGCCCGGCACGGAGCTTCCGCGGTCCTTGTTGAATTCGTAGAAGGAGGAATCGAACAGCCGAAACTCGGTCGGCGACGCGGCCTGCATGACCGCGGCCTCGAGCACTGCCGCGGTCATCCCCGGACGGTTGGGAATATGCAGGTGAGGGCCGCCGCCGAATTTCGGGCGGTCCTGACGCAGCGCGTGTAGCTCCACCTTGTCGGGCGACCAGCCGGCCTTGATCGCGTGCGGGATCAAATCGACCTCCTTGCCGTCGATTTCCAGCTTGAGATTGCCGCCGTATTTCTGGCAGCGAGCGGCGATTTCATTTTGTCGCCGCATCTCGGTCGCCGTCACCGATCGAAGCTGACGGACGGCCTTCTGCGAAGCCGTCAATCGACCCGGCCCGCGGCCGCTTTGCTGGCGGTTCTTCTTCGCCGCCTTGGCCTTCTTGTCGTCGTCGGAGGGCGGATCGTCGTCGGCTTCCACGTCCGAGTCGTCGCCGTCGGCGTTCACGTCCGAATCGTCGTCGGCGTCCACGTCCGAGTCGTCATCGGCGTCGACCTTGTCCTCGGCCATGCACTCGCGGAGCGCCGCCTTGGCCTCCGTGTCGCTCATCTTCTCAATCTGATCGTCGCTGTATTTGGCGGCTTTCAGATTGCCGTTGGCCTTCGCGGCCTTGAGCATGTTCTTGAAGTACATGGCCCGAATCCCCCTCTTGGATGCCTGGACGGTTGCCGAGGTGTTCCCGTCGGCGCCCAATGGAACGAAAGAAATCTCTCCCAGTTCGGTTTCCCGACTGATCGTCAGCGGCCCGATCACTTCGCGGCCGTTGACCGTGGTTGTCTCGCCGGCTTCGAGATACTCCGTGCGAACCGGATCGGCCCCGATCGACAGTTCCCACTGGAAGCCGTTCTTGGCCAACACGGTGACCGTGTCCGTATGCTGCTTCTCGCCGCTCAGCACGCCGGCGATCTTGATCCCGTCCTTCTCGACCTTCACGTCCTCCGTGTGGCCGACGATCTGTTGGTGATCGTGTTGCCGGAGAACCGGCCGCTGCTGCTTAGGCACCCGGACGCCGTCCAGGTCGATAATCATCCGGCCCCACCAGCCCAGATGCTCCATCACCGCGCCCGTGTAGGCATTGCCGGCGAAGGAGCCCATTTTCTTTTCGTCGCCGGCGGCCGCCTCGATCCGGCACGACTCGCCCGAGACCGCGTTAAAAGGAATGCGCGTCGCGGCGATGTTCGGGCGTCTCCGTTTAAGCGACATTGGCCACCTCGGCGTCCGCCGTCTTGTCTTCGTTTGCCGAGACCGAAATGCTGCGCTGGACCACGTCTCCGAACGTCAGGCCCAGCCGCTCCATCTCCTTCTTCTCGATCGCCAACTGGCGGAGAACGCGCCGCCAGTTCTGGCCGCGTTCCGCCCAGAAGGCCTGCCACGTCGTCTGGCCGGCGGCGATCTTGACCTGGTCGGCCTGGGCGTCGACCATCACGTCGAGCGACGGGAAGGCCGGCCAGTGCCAGCCGATCCGCGGCGGTTCCAGACCCTTCAAGAGAGGGATCGTTCCGGAAAGCACGCCTTCGTAATGCCACGCTCGAAAGAGCGGGATAAGATTGATCCGTTCGCAATCCCTCCGCTCAACGCGGAGGCCCTGGCGATAGTTGATGTGGTCCAACTTGGCCGACGAGAAATTGAATTTCTGCGAGGTTCCGAGGGCGAGGTTCAGGGGGTAGGCGAGGGGCCGAATGGCCTCCCCCAGGACCTTCTCCTGGAACTGCTCGTAAGTGGTCGTTGGCTGTTTGGGGTCGAACGGCGAGAGCTTGACGCCCGGCGGGAGCATCATCAGCATGCCGCGGTCGATCGGCACCTCGTCGAACGCTTCAAGAGGCGTCGTGTCGTCGCCGTCGGCCAGGGCGTATTCCTGTTCGCCCACGGCCGTGAAGTTGGCGGCCACCTGGCTGGCGCTGAGCACCGCCTTTCGGTAGGCGCGCAGGTCGGCGAACATATCGAGCGACGGCGTGAAGATCGGTACGCCGCGGACCTGGCCCGGCCGGAATTTGTGAAACCAGTGCAGCACGTACTTCGCGCTGATCTGCTCGGTCTGGAATGGATTGAGCGACGGCGGGTAGTAAAAGTCGCCAGGGTGGTGCTTGAGCACGTGGAAGGCCGTCGGCCGGCCGGTGACCGGGTGAAGGGTGAGTCCATCGACCCACAGGTCCATCATCGTCCCCGGCCCGAGCGTGGTGACCTGGTCGGCCTCCATGTCGACGGGATAAATCTTGATCGGATGCTCCATGTCGGAGAGCGTCCGAAGGACGAGGAACCCTTCGCCGTCGATCGATTTGGCCAGCTTCTGGGTGCGGAGTTTCTCGACGAGATCGACCTCGCGACACCACTCGTCCCAGAGGTCCTGGACGAGTAGGTTGTAAGCCTTATCTTTCGTCTTCACTTCGAGCGTCGGGCCATCGCCAATCAGGTCGTCGGCGTTGGATGTGCAAATCCCGTAGAGGTAGGGGTTGTTGCTGACCTCGTACCGGCTGCGGATGCGAAGCTGCCGGCGGACTTGGAAGCTGTTGGCCGATTTCGCCGACAGGTAATCGGCTCCCCACCATTGCCGGCGGTTCTCGTCGACCGTCAGGGAATTGTCATAGCGGGCCTCGATCCGCGGCCGTGGCGCAAGAGCGACGCTGCGGCCCGCAAGCGGCAGCGATCCTCCGGCGAACTGACCCTGGGAGACCTTAATCAAGTTCGGTCGCCTTTCGTGAACGGCGAATTCACCTGCGGAGCCAGCGGTTGTAGCGGGGCGTTGTACGTCAGCGTCATGAGCCACAATCGGCCGGTGGCGAGCAGCTTGACGCGCTCCCACCAGGTCAGCCGCCAGCACGACACCACCAGGCCGTCGCGTTGTCGGTGCACGGGCAAAGGCAGGTACTCCTTCTGATCCTTGGCGAGCACGTGCGTGCATTCCGGAAACTTCACCGGCTTCATGCGTGCCTCACAGGTGCCCTGGCCGATCGAAGCTGTGGGGAAGGCGACAGCGATCGGAGAGCGCTCCGGGATTAATCAGCTTCGAGAACCGTATACCGCGGCGGCCCTGTCGGGCTGCCTTGACGCCGGCGGCGAACTGCGCTCCCTGGATCATGTCGCCGACGGAACGGCCGGTCGCTGTATGACCGTCCGCTCCGGAACTCAGCGGTTCGAGGGATTCCCGCTCGATCCTTTCGGCGGCTTCGTCTTCGTACATGCCTGCATCTTGTCCAGTGCAGGAGGGGCGTGAGAGGAGCGGCGGGGAATAAAGACGTGTGGAGTTTCAGGGGGTAGAGAATCGGGCTGGACGAGCAACCCGTCGGGCCAGGTCCTGGGCGACGCGTCGCCCGGAGCTCCGGTAGACGCGTCGGCCGATCCTGCCGACGCGTCGCTGGTGGACGTCGGCTGCGCGGCCGATCCTGCCGACGCGTCGCTGGTGGACGTCGGCTGCGCGTGGTCTCAGCGAGGACACATGCCGCCGGCGCACGGCGACGCGATCGCCCTGGGCGGCGCCGCAGGCTGCAGACTCGGGATGCCGCCGAACAAGAGGCATTCGTAGACACCATCGGCCAGGCCGCAGAACTTGCTCGGAACGTCGCAGTGCGGCATGTACGAGTTGTCGAAGGGATTCTTCACGCCGACGGCGAGGTAGCCTGTGTTGCCCGCAGCAATGTAATCCTTGAACTCCACGTAGCTCTTGAACCGGTACGGGTCCTTGCTGTCGGACTTGGCGCTCGGCTTCCAGGCCGGATCGGCCGTGTGCTCATTGCACGACTTGCACTTGCAGACGCCGGTGGTCGCGCAACCGCAGCCGCACGAAGGCACCTGGCCGGCGGCGACGCCGACGCCGGCGAACGAAAGCATCGCGAGCGAGAACATCGCGCTCGCAACGAAACTGAAGAGGCGCATTGGCACTGCTCCAAGAAGAAGGGTTGGGACATTGGCATCATGCCGAGCAGTGCGCGAGGAAGAGAGGCTTCCGAACCGGAAGGAAGAGAGGAACTTTCAGGGAGTAGCGATTACTGGTTGGCCGCCGGCGGCAATGCCGAGGCGCCGTACTCAGCGGTTCGAAGCTCAGCCTCTTGCATGGCCAGGCTCTGCTGGTTCGCCGGATCGTCGCTCGGCAAGCCGTCGGCCGCTCCCATTTGCCCCGGCATCTGCACGCCGCCTGACAGCGACGGACAAGGATCGGGAGGGCGCGAGAAGTCGGTGACGGCCGCGGGCGGCGTCGAGACGGACGTGAGAGATCGAACCTCGTTCAGCGCGAACTTCAACTGGAGGCGCAAGTCACCTATCTCCTGGTCGCGCTCTCCCATCGCGCCCCGGAGCATCTCCTGCATGCCCTTGGCGCCCTGGTTGCGGTACCGATTCCACCAATAATCGAAGCTTTGCATGGGATACTATTCAACCGAAAAGGGCTTCGAGCAACTCGATGCACCGGAAACGATGCTTGCAGTGCCGGCATTCGCGCACGCGGCGGCGAACTGGGATGCTTTGCAGGGCGGGCGCCCCGACGATCGGCAGCTTCTTCGTCTTGAAGTCGGCCGCCGTCGAGTAGGCCGGGATGCGGATGTCGAGGCATTTCGGGCAGCACAGGCCCGGCTGCTCGTGGAGCGCAAGCGGAACGCTTTCCTCGCAGACCATGCAGGTCCGCACGTAGTAGACCCGTGAGTCCTTCGACTCGTTTTCCTGCACGCTCTCGATGGCGTGAAGGCGTTGGGCCTGGCAAGCGGAGCAATAATAGCCTTTGGGCTTCATCGGTTCCTCTCGCGGGTGCGGGCCGCGGCGTACATCTCGGAGATACTTCGAGTCGATTTGGCAGCGGGAGCGTTCGCCGGCTGTGCGGCTTCCCGAGCGTCCTGCGCCCTGGCGTAAAGTTCGCTCGCTCGCAGCGGCTTGGCAGGCTTTGCCGGGGCCGCCGGTGCCGAATTCGAGCTCCACTTCAACCCGGCGATCGCCGCGGCCGCGGTGGCATACACCAAGCAATCGAACCAGTGGTTGTCGGGCCGTCCCGAATTAGATTGCCATTCGTCCACGGTGCGGCCGTTGACATTCGTGCGGATGGGATGCTCGGCGGCGAGGTGATCGGTGAACGTGCGGTGGGTGGCCGGATTGGTTCCGAAGAGGTAGAGAGTTCCATACGTGCCCGCCGGCGATCGCAGCCGCTCGGCCATGAACGACTTCCAGTGGTTGACGTCGAGCAGTGCCAGCCGGCCACGCGCATTCGGAGCCGCTTTCAATCGCCAGCCGGCGCCGTGGCGCTCGCCGCGTTGCGGTTTCCATTCGGAAAACGCGGTCTTCTTGGCGCCGACGTACATCCCTTTCGCCGGAGTGACCACGCCGCCGAGCGGCGTCTGGCGGCACCACTGATGCACCGTGTCGGCGAGGTAGCCGGTGTCGATCAGACACCGTTCGACTCGCATCGGTGCCCCGCCGTCGGCTCGCTTCCAGGCCTTGGCGAGCACGTCGCCGGCGAGACCCTCCAGCCCGGCGTAGATTCGGGCTTCGAGGGAGAGTCCGGGAAAGACCGCTGAAAGCGATGGGGCCGGGTCGGATGCCGAGAACTGCAGGAGAGTTTGCCGGGGCCACGCTCCATAATCGACCACGGCCCCGCCGAAGCGCTCGTCCCACGCGACGACGGTCCAGAAGAGGATTTCTTGCTGGATGTCGATGCCGCATGTGAGCCTGGTCGACTCGGCCGGAACTTCGCCGCGCGCGACCCGGTTGAGCTTCTGGGCGGCCTGTTCGGCGTCGATCGGCTCGGCGCCGTTGGCGTCGCCGGCGTTCGCCTCGGGGTCGCACTGATATTCCGCGTAAAAGGTGGCCGGCTTCAGAAGGAACAGGTCCATTCCGAACTGGATCGCCGAAAGCTGGTCCTCGTTGAATCGTGCTTCCCAGCTTGCTTCCCCGCCGCGATCCATCTCCACCCGCTGACGACGATAGAACTCGTTTGCATCACTCCGATCCGGCGGATCGAGCCGCAGCCCTTCGCGAAGCAGTTCGCCATATTCCTCCCAAAGGTCGAGACGGATCGGCATCGAGTTGAGGAGGTGACAGCGGCAACCGTGCCAGTCGGGGTGCTTGCCGCGGTCGAGAACGCGATCGACCATGTCGCCCGGCCGGATCGGCGTGCAGGGCATAATGGCGGCGATCTTCTTGCCGGGTCCGGCCAAGCCGAGCACGGCCCCGCTGATGATCGATTCACGGGTCTGATTCTGAATTGGAGATCGCGCCGAATCGTCCGTCTGAGGATCGTCGATGATCACCAGGTCGGGGCGGACTTTGGCGCCCTCCTTCATCCTGCTCATACCCCGGATCGACCCGGTCAGCCCCTCGGCGGCGATCGCGGCCCCAGACGCCGGCGAGCCGGCGACGGTGGGGAAGACGCAAAGCTTGCCCGTCCATTCGATCCGGGTTCGCTCGCCGTCGAGCAGCTGGCCCGGCGCCCGATTGTTGATCCCTTCGAGCTTGACCACGGGATAGCACAACTCGGGGAAATCCTCGATCAGCAGGTCATTGGTCTCGATCTCGGCACGGACATTGTCGAGCAGGTCCTCCGCTTTCCCCTGGGTCGCCCCGATCATGACCACGAACGAGCGGTGGCCGTAGGCGACGGCCCAAAGTGCTCCGACCTCGCAGAGCGTCGTCTTGCCGCTTCCCCGCGGCAGCGATTCGGCCTGCTGGCCGCCCTCCAAGATGATCCGCTGCAGGTCGGCGATGAAACTCAACTGGTCGGTCCCCCACTTCAAATCGAACCGCTTGGGGAAATAGACCTCACAGAAAAGACGCAGGTGGTCGAGGCAAAGGTGCTTCCGAGGCAGGTCGGCGACTCCGGGCAGCGGTCCGATGTCGCGGCCGCTCTTCGACGCCTCGGCGTTCCGCGTTCTTTCCCGCTCGCGTTTTTTGTCGTGGGTGGACATTGCGGGCAACCAACTCACTCTGCGAGCGGCTGTTCCCCGAAGGGGTCGGCTCTGAAACCATAGTTTCCAAGGACCCGCGAAGGCGGGAGGGCCTCGACCCCCCGAGGGGAAAAAATCCTTTCAGGAGGTAAATTGATCCGGCTGCCGGCGGCTGCCGACCGCTCGCGGCCTTGGCCGTGGCGTTCTTGAAAGGAGGCATGGACTGCAGCCAGCAAGAACTGATCCAGGCCCTGCTCGACGCGCGAGGCGCCCAGCCCATTTCCTTCTGTGCTCGAACTGATGCTCGCGCACTCGCAAAGGACCAGGCCAAGAACCCGAACCCGTTCTCGAGACCTGTTTGGAAGATCGCCACGATCAGCGCGATGGTGAACTTCTGGTATGACAGGGGCGTACTTCGACGACTCAAGAAGGAAGGCAAATCACCAGGGCAGTTTCGTCGCGGCACAAGCTGGCATGAACCGGTGCTCGTCGCTGGTCGACTGACGCCGCTCTGCCGCGGCAAGAACCAAACGGATTCGATCCTGTACCTGCGAGTGATGTATCTCGCCACGAACGCTGTCGCCTTCGAAGATGCGAACGGCGTGTCTATCGCGGCCAGTGCGATCGAGCGGTTTCTCCCTGCTCGCAGCGAGTACCTCAACCAAGGCCTCGATTGTGCTCTACGATTCAAAACGTACCGAATTGATGGGATCCGTTGGCTCACTCTGAAGGGACAAACCTTCCACGTCTTGTGAGGCGCCTCATGATCTGCGAGTATTGCAAGACCCGCCCTCTGTGCCGATCAAATCGTTTCCCGGCCAAGACGTGCGGAACTGCGGAATGCCGACATGCACGAATGCTGGAGAAGGGAAGACTCACCTCGAAGAAGTGGTACGAACGAAACAAGCAAAGCCGAAAACTCGCTCGATTGAATCGGCTGCCGGCCGAAGCGCCCAATCCCGGACTTTAGTGAGCGCTTGGTTCGGGACCAAGAGGTCGC